TGGACGGACGCGGATAACCGGGATGTTGACCTTTCCCCGGATGACCTGAAGGCGTTGCAGAAAATCATGGTCATGACGATGGCGGTACAGGGCGGAAAAATCCACGAACGCCAGCGGCAGATGAAGGAAGAGGTTGACGCGCTGACTGATTATAACGCTATACAAAATTATATTACTGGATGGGGATTTGCCGATGGTGATGCGTAATCTTTTATTACATTCAGACTGGAAACAGCTTACTGATGGAAATAAAAAATTAAAAATACAGGTGACTTCCGGTTTTGTCCGGTATACGGAGGCGGATACTGTTCCGGGGGATGATACTGCATTTTTTACCCTCAATCCCGGTTTATATGTTGTTGGACCAGATATCAGCTACGTTCGTGCGGATTCTGAAACTGCGTTTATTGTACTAAGTGATGGGGTGGCGTCATGAGTATCTGGCAGGGCTGGAATAATGATCATGACAGGGTATCGGATGCCGGAAAAACGTTAATTCCTCAGGTAACGTCTGTGGGTTACGACGGCAGACGTGGTGACGGCACGCTGCAACAACAGGGCTGGACGCAGATATCCGGGGGGACATTTACCCCAACTGCGCAGACGGACGGTAACGGCGGGTACTGGCTACATATTACCAAAAACCAGGGGGTAGTATGGGATATTCGCCAGCCAGCGTCTGAACACCCGGAAGACCTGATCCGCTTTGGTGGTCGCCTGTTCTGCCGATTCCGTCTGACGGGGGCTATGACTGAAGGACGCTACGCGTTTGCGTTTTATCTGAAAGTAGCGACCTCAGAAATCCCGGATGGGGTCACGTTGTCTGATGATGGTTCGCCGGACATGAACCCGACACTGATGAATTTTACCGTAATGACACTCCACGGAAAAACCACACTGTGCCAGCACAAGGGGGGACGTTCCGGCATGATGGTAGAAGTGGCGAACTGGGGGGCGCACGATAACAACTGGCACACTATGGAACTTATCTACCCAGGCAACAACAGCGTGAAGGTAACACCTGTACTTGATGGCGTGAAAAAATCTCCCGTCACTCTATCGTTATCCGTAGCGCTGGTTCCGCAGGATACCATTTGTCTGACAAGTATTACGGCTGGGACAGTATATGCTATTGATGTAGCGAGCTTTGAGGGGCAGATTTACCGGGATCGCGGAGAGTACACGCTGACGCCTGACGACAACGGCAGTACTTATTTCTTTCCGGTGGGTTATCACAAAGGAAAAATCATTATCCCTGACCGGGCGTTCCCTCAGGGATTCAGCGTATCAGTTTCGGCACAGGATGCGATAGTAACGCTACATCCCGAAAGCAATGCGGTACTGTTACAGCCTCAGGGAAGCAATGAGGCGTATCCTGTTAATGCAGTTATCAGCAGCAACGTAAGACTTCTCCAGTCCGGGACGGATGGGCGAAGCTGGGTGGTGGTGTAATGACAATGGTCAGAATGACGACTCCCGCTTCTTATAGTGTCTCGTCTGCAACGATCCTGTATTCGGTGCTGGACTATTTTACCCGTGACGAATGGTATGCGATTGGTATAGCGACGGGGGTAATTTTTGGTCTGATCACTATGGTGGCAAATATTTATTTCCAGCAGCAGCGCAACCGCATTCTGGAGCAACAGAAAAATGGCGCTAAAGACAAAGGTTAAATATGGTCTGTCCGCTGCAATGCTGGCGTTGATTGCTGCCGGGGCTGGTGCGCCTGAATTGCTCGATCAGTTTTTGCAGGAACGGGAGGGTAATACGCTGGTGGCTGTTCGTGATAACGGAGGTGTCTGGTCAGTATGCCGTGGCGTGACCCGCATTGATGGTAAACCCGTAAAACAGGGAATGCGGGTAACTCAGAACCAGTGTGACCATTACAATGCCATTGAGCGCGATAAGGCGCTGGCATGGGTCAATAAAAATATTCATGTTCCACTGACTGAACCACAGAAGGCCGGTATTGCGTCGTTCTGTCCGTACAACATAGGGCCGGGTAAATGTCTGCCCTCCACGTTCTACAGAAAGCTGAACGCCGGAGACCGTAAAGGGGCATGTGCTGAAATCAGGCGCTGGGTCTATGACGGCGGTAGGGATTGCCACAACCGGAAAAATCAGTGTTACGGGCAGGTGATACGCCGTGATCAGGAATCCGCGCTGACGTGCTGGGGCATAGACCAGTAAACGTACAGGAAATCGGACACTCTCCCTAAGTAGTATCTCCCATAAAAGCGAAAACCCCGAATGCTACCAACATTCGGGGAGTTCTGTTTCTGCACCTTGATAAAGGCAAGGGAGAATCTGTGATTGATATTAGCAAACTGATACGGGAGTTGCGACTAATGATTAAGCAATTACCAAACTGGAAGTTTTTACTCGTCTGGGCAATTCCATTCTTGTGGGTTGTTTCTCAGCTAATTACTGCCATTAAGGGATGAGTATGTCAGAAAAAATCACAAAACTGGCACTGGCTCTCGGTGTCATCGTCGGCGTTTCATTTTCCGCAATGCTGGTTGCTCTTTTCATTGCTGCAGGCTGGAGAGTGCTGAACCTTTCCGGATTGATATGAACCGTATAACCACCGTCGTAATAGTCTCATTGCTGATTGTCGTCGCAGCGCTGGCATGGACCACCGACCACTACCACGGTAACGCCGTGAAGTACAAAGACCAGCGCGACAGCGCCACGCACAACCTGAAACTGGCGAACGCGACAATTACCGACATGCAGACGCGTCAGCGCAACGTTGCTGCCCTCGATGCGAAATACACAAAGGAGTTAGCCGATGCACAGACTGAGAATGCTGATTTGCAGCGCCGCCTTGCTTCTGGTGGCCGGGTGCGCGTCAAAGGACGTTGTACAGTGCCCGCCAGTACCACATCCGCCAGCCCCGGCAGCGTGGGCAATGCTGCCACCGTCGAACTCTCTCGGGATTCTGGACAAAACATTCTCGATATCCGCGCCGGAATCATCAGTGACCAGGCAAAACTGAGATATTTGCAGGACTACGTCAGAACACAACAAATGCACTGA